ATCTCCTCAGCCTGCCCTTGTACACGGGGCGTGAAGCATTGCGGACATGCCTCGACGTCCGGCGTGATATTCTGACAGCCGCATTCAGGACAATTCCACATTGCTTTCCTAACTAACAGACGAATCTGCATCGATAGTGGTATACCACAAATACCACTGAACCTGGCCTGTGGTGCTAGCCGAAGTTGTCCAGGTGATATTTGTGGTCCCAGCACCAAGGATGAACGGGCTGAGCGACATCGGAGGAGATTGGACGAAGGCTGCACCGCCGACTATCAGCGCCCCTCCCACGCCGGACGCTCCTACGGGGACTAGGGCTGTCCCGGCTGTCTTAGAGGTAACCGCTGTAGCCGTAGCTATCGAAGCCGTTGCAGCCCCTGGAGCGGTGCCAAGGGCGAGGGTCGTAGCTGCCCCACCGATGACCGTGGTGACTACCCCGAGCAAGCCGGTAACGATAACGGAACCGCTAACCGTGAACAGGTTCGCCGTTGCCGTCTGTGGCAAGTTCTGAGCAGCCTTCGTTACCAGGATACCCGGGATAGTCAACTTGGCCGACACAGCATCTCCTAGGCGTTCGTGACCGTAGCAACCTGGTTCTTGGGGAACACAGGCATCCACGACATAACCCAGGTCAATGCTCCTGCATTGGTTGCGTTCGTCGTGATCGTGATGGTTCCGTTCTGACACGTGAACTGCACTGCTGACGATACAGATGCAGATGCAACGACAGCAGCCGGTAGCACGCCACCGAGTGTGGTGGGCATGACGACAGCAGAACCAACTGCTGTTGACACATAAGGGGCAGATGGTGCAGCAGCGAGTGCCGCGTTACTGGCAACCCCGCCAGTCGGTGTGAATCCCAATGTCGGGCTCACTCCGGTTACACCAAAAACCGTACTGACCACTGCGTACAGCCCGGTGATGACGATAGTGCCAGCCACCGTGAACAGGTTGCCGGTTGCAGTCGCCGGCAGCACCTTGCCGACATTGATGTTGACTCGTCCGATCTCAGCCTTGGCATGTTGCGTGAGGTCTCGGACGTTAAATCCTCTAGCGCCATCGGACATAGCTCAGCTCGCCAGAATCTCGAGGTTAGCCGGAGCCCTCTGGTGCACGAGGTCACACGGGAAGATCTGTCCGATCCCCGAGCCGGTCATAGTCACCTTGAGGTAACTCATCGGGTCCGAGAACTCAGAAGTGAACACGTGGAAGACCGACATAACAGCAGTCGTCAGACCGGTCGTCGTACCGTGCGTATAGGTTGAGAGAGGACCGCTGCCGAACGGAGCCGTACCGTTCACATAGGTCAGCTTGTTCCATGCAGCAGTACCGTCCGCAGCAGTAGCCCAGTAGACATTCTTGATAACTGCCGCAGCGGTGGCGAAGCTGCCACCAAACGTGCTGTCCTGTGCAAGAGTGACTACTGCAGTAGCACCGGTCACCACGACCATGATACTGCTAGCACCACGGACCTTGAACTTCGTGTTCGTGGTAATGTTCGGGATAACGTTGCAGAGCCTCCCGAGGGCTTCCATTCCTGCCATTGCCATTCCCTTCCTGCCGGGGTTTCAATGCCGGCGGACACGCCCTACTCCGGAAGTCCCGGTACGGGCTAGGTCACCTGGTCGCGAGCTGCACGAACGGTGAAATGTTCGGCCCACCGTTGTGTGGGGTAATTGAGGACTGGATCCAGGGACGGCCGTCGAGACGCTCGATGGCACGGAATGCCGTCTTGTCCGACTGGAACCTGTAGTGCTCAGACGAGCTCGCCTGCATCATCTGCCGGTCGCCGACAAGGTAGTACCCGAAGTCAACGAACGAGATGTCGCCGGTCGTGCCGAGTACTGGCGTCTTCTCGGTGAAGTGGACCGGACGGCCGAGGATCGTCACCGGGGGAGTTGCCTTGCCAGGATCGGTGTAGTTGCCCATCCAAACAGGGCCACCACCCGTGCCTACCGACAGGGCCATGGTCGCCAGTTCCGGGAAGGTGTCGATGGAGCACACCCACACGGCATTGCCGAGAGCAGTCGGGAGCATGCGGGCGTACATCTTGACGACGTTTTCCCAGACAATCGTCTTGGTCGCTTGGTTGGTCTCGATCGCAACCTGAACGCTGGCCGGGCAGTTCACGAAGCCGAGCGGCTCGCCGACGCCGGTGCCGGTCATAAAGGCGATGTCCTCATACCAGGCAATGGCACGCGGGAAGATGGTGTCGAAGAAGGAACTGAACGCCGGGGCATCGGCCAGAAGCTCGTTGGGAACTTCAGCGTAGCCGGTCAGCTTCTTGGAGTCAAGCACGACACGGCCGAACGTGGCCTGGGACTCAACGAGCGACGCAGCCTCTTCAGTCCAGTAGCAAACAACCCCACCGAAGATCGAACTGACCTGGCTGGTCACATCGATCATCGGGATCGGCACACGCAGGCTATCCATAGGAATGACCTGAGCACGCGGCCGGACCACAGAAGTTTCCAGGGCTACCTCAAGAATCCCCGAGCGGAGGTTCTCTGGGATCAGGAAGCCACCGTCAGCCGGAACCTCGGAACCGTACGAGTTCTGGATCTCCAGGGCCCTATTGCGCTTGTTCCGCAAGGTGGCGGCGTTCTTGAGAGTCTCGTACTTTGGCCACACAGCCTGGAAGAACTCAGCCGAGGACTCGAACTGCATCTGGTCGCCCTGCTCCTTCTCGAGCCGGGCACCGTAGGACTTGTGGTTGTACGCCGCTCCCTTGCCATGGCTGACACGGTTAATCATGCCCTTGGGCGGGCGACTCGTGTCATAGTTGGAGAAGTTCAGGCGCTTGTTGCCGTTGCCGTTCTGCATCATGAAGTCGGCCAGGCCAAGCTGAACCTCGCGCTTGATCTGCTCAGTCAGGTCCTGGTCCTTGGTCACAGTGGCCTTGGCATAAGCCTTGATGAAGTCCCGGAATTGGCCGGGCTCCGACATCATCTGCTTCACCTTGGCGGGGTTGGAGAGGAAATCTTCCAGCTCCTCGGGCTTACTCGGAATAGTCAGAGTGTCTGACACGCTACGCTCCCTTCAGAGCTTTAATGATCCCTGCAATTTCCTCTTCGGTGATGTCCCATAGGTTATCGGTCGGGACATCACCTTCCTTGATGTCAGGGGTCTCTACTTTCCCCTCGATCTTGTCACCAACCTTGCCGTACAGGTTGTCGTCATGATCATGATCACCGTCCTCGTTGCCGGTGTGATCATGCTCGTGATTTGCATCGTTGTGGTGCTCATGCACGTGATTGTGCACGCCATCATCGTGGTCTGAAGCCCCGAAGGCCGAATGGTCGTGAGAATGCCTCGTCGTTACCGGGATATGCCGATGTTGATCGTGGCCAACATACGGCACCGACGCAGCATTCACGAGGGTGGCGGCACTGAACAGGTTGTCCAGGTCCCACGGCTGATGTTCGGGCATACCGTGTGGAGCATGGCCCTTACTAACGAACCCATTGACCAATCCTGCATCAATCGCTTCCTGGCCTGAGAAGGTCGTTTCCACCTTCATCTTCTCGCGCCAGGATTCTGCAGTCCCCCCGGTCCGAGCGGCGTAGACGCCTGCAATGGTATCACTGGCCCTGTCAAGCTTGTCGGCGAGCTTACGGAGATCTCCAGCATTGCCAAGGGCCATGGTAAACCCATCATGAATCACCATCTGTCCGGTCTGTGCAATCAGAGTTGGTTTCCCTGCACAGGCGATCACAGAAGCAATGCTTGCAGCAAGACCGTCAATGACTACGGTGACGTCACCACGGCTCATCAGGGTGTTGTAGATGGTAATGCCTTCCCAGACTTCACCACCCGGGCTGTTGATATGCACCTCGACTGGGCCGGTGACGTCAGCAAGATCCTTGACCAGATCGCTAGCCCCCACCCCGAAGTAGCCAATCTCGTCATAAATGAACAGTTGTGTGGGGCCGTCCGTCTGATTACGGATTCGGTACCACTTATCGTCGCTCTGGTGCAGAGCCCACATTCTCCTGGCCGTCCGCCAGGGAGTATTCACACTCATACCGTTTCCTTCCTGCGGTGACCATTCGTGCCTTGCGTACCGAACGCAACCCTGATGTCGTGAGCGAAGGATGCCACCTCGTCCATTTCAGGATTCCTAAGAAGCAGAGGGTCCCTGAGAGCATTCCTGACGATGGTAGCAACCTGGTTAGATTCGGCTTCTTCGCTTTCGCTAAGGTTCGTGGCAGATTGACCTCCTCCGCCTCCTCCGCCAATGCCGGCCATGGGAGGACCTACGAAGGACATCGGAGGAAGACCAACAACAGACAGCACCTGGTGAGGGTCCCATCCTGCATCAACCAATACCTTGGCTGCCGCACTCTTTGCCGTCAACTCATCATTCGCATCGGCCGACGATGTTGGGGTTGGATCGACGAAATCCATTTCTACAGACTTTGAGGTATTGCCGAACAATGGAAGATAGAATTGGTCAAGTATGTCCCGGGTACGATCAAGTCTGGTTATTTCGTGCCAAGCCACATGGACTTCTTCGGCAGTTTGCGCGTTAGCGCGGTTCACGTCCGTGCTGTCCCCGAGCATCGCCTGGTGAATGCGATATGCTTCTCTGATCTGATCACGGGTGACATGCCGTAGGTTCGTGAGTTCCATTTCTCGCATAGAGTATGTATTCGGAGTCCATGTTGCACCCTGCTCCAAAACACCAACACGGTGCCCCCTGGCAACACCCTGATGCTGCTCCCGCCAACGATCTGTGAACTCCTCGAACTCTGGATCAGAAAGTCGCTTGGCAAAGGTAACGATTCCTCCTGGCTGAGCGGAGTTTAGGAAGAAGTTCCGCGTCCACTGTGCCGTGTACTTCGAAGCATCAATATCAGACAGGATACCCTGAACAGGAGACAAGCCACGGTAGATATCAGTCGGGTGCGGATACCGAATCTGTATAACCTCGTCAACCGACAATGGAACCTGTTCACCATTGGGACCTGTGTAGATCCAGCCCTTTAGGAAGTCATTGATATCAGGGATGGGGTCCATACGATCGGGACGCACAGGCCACATTTCAACCGGCAACCCGGTACCGCTCGGGCCACGGTTGAGGACCCAATACCATTCGCCGACAAGTTCCATGAATTGCCAGCCAATTTCACGGAACATATC